GGCAAATGCGGTTGCTTCGTTGCCGTCCAACAGGTCGGCATCCAAGCCAGTGCCGTCTCCGTCTACTGTGAGCAGCTTCGACAGGATGTCCGCCGCGGTATAGCCGGACTCCAAAAGATACTGCGCGTGTGGGTCTGCTTCCGCCACGTGGTCAACTATCGCCGTCGCCGCGGTCCCGGCGTCCTCAAATGCCGATGCGTGCTCACCGTCTACCGTGTCCGCGTCAAGGCCACTGCCGGACCCGTCCACCGTCAACAGTTTGGTGAGTATCTGCGCGGCGGTATCCGCACCACCGGCAGCCATGACGAACTGCCCCGCGTCGTTGTCCCACACGAGGAACAGCCCGTCATCGTCACCGTCCAGCGTGCCAGGCCCATCGGTTGCACCCTGAATCGTGGAGCTACCACCCACGCTGTCATTGTCCGCGTAGATGACGCCGCCGCGCATCTGTGGCAGGTCCGGCAATGTCGCCATGACGAAGCGTCCGGCGCTGGCATCCCATTTCAGGATTTTGCCATCATCGGAATCGCCGAGCGGACCCGGTCCGTCGAGTAACTCCTGTATTTGCTCAAGCGGCATCACAAACGAAGCCATCTATTGAGCCTCCCACAGTCGCATTAGCTTTGCTTTCATTTCCTGCATGGCCTCGCGCACGTCGTTTCGTGCGTCGTCTGCCCGTTGCTGCATCATGTCCTGTTGGCGCTGGTCCCGCACTTCCGGGTCTGCCCATTCCGGCACTTCGCCGCCGGGGAACAATTCCTCGATGATTTCGTCGATGTCATCCTCACCAAGTGCGGCCAGCAACATGCGGGACAGATTCACGATATCGAGCGTACCGGATAGCTGCCCCCCGTTGAGCGTGGCGGCAGATATGATGGCGTTGACCTGCTCAATCACCGGCTCGTTGAGAATCGGCGGAAAATCTATGTCAATGTGTGCATCGGTTCCGCCCCAATCCACGCTCTCCTCAACCTGCCCATCCTCAACCGTGCGCTGTAGCGTGCCCATCCCGCGCAGCGGACCTTGCGGCGCTTTGACCGCCCATTCCAGCACAAACTCAAATATCTGCTCAAAGATAGACTGCCAGAACATTTGACGATTGCTCATCATTAGTTCGGTTGGGCGGTCCAGGCTGTTGGCCGTGGCGAGCGTGCCCACACTCACATCCCCGAAAAACGTTTCCGGCAAGCCCGTGGCCGCGGCCACCATAAGCAGGATGCGGCGACCATCCTCTGCGGAGACCGTCGCACCTTGCGTGCGAACCGGGTTGAGCTGCGTGTTGGGGTCGCTAATGAACAGCCCACCGGCCACCGGTGGCGGGTTGCTGTCGTAGGCCGTGCCCACGCCGGTGCCACTGCCCACGGTCGTGCCCAGTTTGCTTTTGGCCGCAGCGATGGACTTGCTTCCGCCCGGCGTGGTCAACTGGAACGCAAAGCGCCGGTATGCCCGCACAATGGAGGCCCAGTCTTCGAGGAAGTCTTTGTACGCCTGCGACCAGTCAATGGCGGCGTAAATCTCGGATACACCGAATGACCAGTTGCTATAACCACCGGTCTTGATGTGCATGACCGGCGTATCCCACATGACCGGCACGCCCGCAATGTCGGGCCGCTTGGTCGTCGGCTTGTAGCGCCAATCCGGATAGTAGGCGTGCATCTGTTCTGTTTCGATGCCGCCGCTATCGGTCAGGCGTTGCACGCTCCACGTGCGCTCATAGAACCATGGCTCCTTAGCATCGTCCGGCGAACAAATGACCCTGGCGATTTCTTCAAACTGGATAGAGCGAATGCGCACGCGCCCGGTGGACCGATTGACGAAGAAGACGAGAAACGTATTGCCATCGGTCTGCTGCTCCTTTTCCTTTTCCATGCGCGCCGTGTGAGACGTTAGCTCGACCGCGTTCTTCGGGTCGTCTAGAAAGTTGGTGACGACCTCCTGCACGGTGTCATCATTCGCCTGGACGCTCCAGTTCTGCCCCCAGACGTAGAGCTGCTGCACGGCAATGGCGCGCTTGACCAGCGGATTCTTGAGTGCAATCACCCGCGCGAGTTCGGTCATGACGCGTAGGCCGGCGCGCGTGAACTCCTGCCGTGCCTGCCACGTGAGCAGTCGCCAATCCGCGTTCTCCATTGCCAGCTCTAGCGCGGCCAGCCGCTCTTTGACTTCGACATTCTCTTGCAGAATGGCGTTCACATCGAGCGATTCGTTCACAGCCTGCTCCGCGCTGACAAACCGTTTCGTGTCAGCGTCTCGGTATCGGTTGAGTTCATTGTCGTAAATGGCTGGCATGGTAATCCCGGTAAACAAAAAGAGCGCCACAATCCCCGAAGGGACTATGGCGCTCGTGGCGCTCGTGCGACTGGCCGCGTGCCGGTCGCTCTCTTTGGTTGTGGGTCGTTCTACGCTCTAGTATAGCACATGCGTTCCGGCTTGTCTGTACGCTGGTGCAGAGGCCGGTAGTCTGACAATTCAATGGTCAGGATTTCGCCGCGGAACATAATTTTGATGCGGTCGGCGTCCGGGTCGAATTTGAAAACCAGCTTGTTTTTCGGGCTGCGCACGTCTCGGTATGCCATATCAGTATGGTGAAATTGTCACCGGCTCCTCGTGTACGATCACACCGGCCTCAATCGCCGGGTCGTAAATCTCAGACCATGCAAACGCCAGGCTCATCACACAATCGTCGTGGAACCCTTCCGGCGCACCGTATCGCAGTAGGCCGGACGGCAGTCGTTCCATGTCGTAGGCCAGCAGCTCGCCAACGAGCACCGGGTCGTTGGGTATCTGTATCTCGCCCCGTTCAAAGGCCAGAGACAAAGCGTCAATGATGGCGGCCTTGCTTGCGTTGGTGGTGGTGAACGCTATCACCGGCAGACCCATGCGAACTAGCTGCTCGACCAGTGGCACGCCCATGCTGTTATATTCCACGATCACGCCCACCGGCGAGAAGCGTTTGTACATGGCGTGTAGGCGACCGAGTTGCACCTGATAATCAATCTGGTTGAATCGGTCCAGTTGCACCACGCTGCGCGTCGTCGTATCAATCACGGTGATGACGGTGAAATCGTTCAGCTTGCCCCAATCCACGCCTATCACGTATTGATGCCCACCAACCGCCGCATACTGCTCTTCCGCCGTGGTCGCTTCCGTCACTCGCCTGAAGACGCCGCCACCATCCTCGAGGAACTCTGCAAGGTACTCTTGCTGAAATATTCGTTCCGGCAACATGAGCCGGGCCGCTTCGATTTCGTCCGGGTCAATGTATGGGTTACTGACGGTCGGCATTGTCCAGCACGCCCAATCCGGCATTTCCGGGTCAACGCCCAGCTGGTACAGTTGCCAGAATCCATTGCGGCCCTTGGGTGTGGAGAGAAACCACGCATCCCCGCGCAGGTCGGTCAGGGTGGGCCGGATTGAAGCGGTCCAGGCGTCCATTAGGTCTTTGACCATTGCCGCCTCGTCGATGATGACTCTCTTGTATTTACGACCACGCCCGGCGTCCACATTGTCCAGGCTCCACAGGTCAATCGAGCCACCACCCACAAAGTCCATGCGCATCTCGCTTTTATTGCTGCGCTCCAGTTGGTCAGGCAGCAACCACCGGATTTCGTTCCATACCTCGAGCATCATTTTGTACGTTGGTGCAAACCATCCCACCGGCTCGCCCTGGCGGAATGTGGGGCGGCATAGCTTGACACCCATGAGCGTTTTCCCCCACCGGCGCCCACAGTCTACGACGTTGTAGCGCTTCGCCTCAGCGACTACCTGCCGTTGGCCGTCGTGCAGGTCGGCCCACGTTTCCGGCTCGGTAGTGATACGGCGGCGGCGTAGTTCTAATTCAGCCTGCGCCCGCAATTTCAGAGGTATCAATATCCTCGCCTCGCGCTATGCGTTCCAGCATTTCATCTGACAGATTCGACACATCCACGTTGTAGTTGACCGTGGTGCTCTTGCCCCGGTTGCCCCATTTGTCAGGATGCCGACGCTCCAACCACCACGCCTTCGCCTGCCAGTTCTGCGGCCCCTGGCGTAGTTCGTGCAGGGTGACGGTTTCGACTTGAGCGATGGCTTTTTTTATCGTGTCCAAAAATTCTACGTAATCGACCGGCTCGCGGTCCACCTGCCAACCGCGCTCTCCCCGCCGCATCCATTCATAGAATATGGACTGACTGATACCTTCCATGTCGCAGGCTGTCTGCACGAAATTACCGGCGCGCAACCAACGACACAGATTCTCAGTCAATTCGGGTGTGAGTTTGCTCGGTCTTCCGGCTGGCATGTCAATCTATCCGTTCCGGCGTGTCGCCGGTCGCGTCGGCGCGTTGGAGGATTCTATCACGTATGTGCCGCGCAATCGCCCGCATCATAAGCGGCGGCACGCTGTTGCCGATTCGTTCGTATTGTCGCTCGAAATTGCCCACAAGTTGATATTCGTCTGGGAATGAGGACAGTCGTTTTATTTCTTCGATGGTCATATTTCTAGGCTCACTCCAGTGCATATGTGCGCCGGTACCACTAACTGTCTTTGGAATTGTTGGAGACGGTTTGCCGGGGTGCAACTTTACTGCATTGAAATAATAATTCGCCCGATAGCACTGCCCATTCTGCCCCGGGTTTATATGATTCCATATCGACGTGGCCGTGTTTGCAAGAGAGCGCCCAAAAGTTTTATTATTTACACCACTTATCGCCTGCATTGCTGTTATCGGCCCACTCTTCGCCTGCGGGTGGCTCGGCTCAATCCCTAAATCATCACGCACGCCGATAAATATCAAGCGCTGGCGTGACTGCGGTACATGAAAGTACATGGCATTCAAGAGTCGAGCCGATACTCGGTATCCACTCGCCTTTAGCTCTCGCAGTATCTCGGCAAATATGAGCTTCATCTTACCTTTGACCATGCCGGAAACATTCTCCATCACGAACACTTTCGGCTGTAGCCCTTGCAGCAGCCGCACGTACTCCCGGAATAGCTGGTTACGGTCGTCATCCATCTGCCGCTTGCCTGCGGTGCTGAATCCTTGGCACGGTGGCGAACCATCAAATACATCAAGCTCGCCCGGCTGCAACCCTGTACGCTGCAGTACCTCATCTACCGATAGTTCAGCAATGTCACCGTGATAGATATCGAGGCCCGGGAAATTGAGCCGTAGTGTCTGCACGGCGTTATCGTCCCATTCGACCGCCAGTAGCTCCCGGTATCCGGCCATGTGGTAACCAAGTGACGAACCACCGCCGCCCGCAAACGTGCTAATGACGGACGGCGCATCGGGCTCACGTGGTGCGATGGCTTGCTGCCATGCTTGCGCCAGAATCGCCGGGTAATCTATTTTGGAAATTCGTGGCCGCAATTGGGACATGTGCACATTTCCACTCCGTCAGCTATTGACTCGTCATACTCTGGGAACTCCACATTCGGCGGTACAATCCCGGCATCTCCCGCCATGTCTGCGAGCATCTGCTGCAAATGTTCGTCGCCGGTGTTCACGTCACGCAGTAGCGCGTCCAGTAGGTCGGCGTCGTGCGTCGCCATAGCCGTAATCGGATCGAACGTAGCCAGCGCCAGCCGCTCCTCATCTTCGGTCAGCTCTACGTACTTGACGGGTACGGTTTGTTCTCCATTGCGCAGCGCCAGGGTCACGCGCAAATGACCGTCGATGATATTGCCAGTGGTCGTGTTGACAATCACGTCATCCAGCCACCCGATTTCATCCAGCGCACCGGCCAACGCGTCTTGCTGGTGTTTCGGGTGCATCCGATAGTTGTGCGGATTGGCGAGCAACTGCTCCGGGTCTACGCTGTCGTAGCCGGTGATACGGTTGCGATATGTGCCGTTCCCAAGCTTGTAACTGTCGCTCATGGTCTACTCGCCAGATAGTCATGCACGCGCACCACCATTGCCACATCGCCCAACGTGTAATACACGGCAATAGCGAGCGCGGCCCACACAGCGCAAATGAGAAACAGTATCAGTAACAGTTTGATTAAACGCAGTCCATCAAACAGCACGGACAGGTATGTCAACTGTTGGCGGATGGTGGTCAGCTCGTCGCTCATCTGTCCGCCACCTCGAACCACACTTTACGGTCAAATATGCGCCCGGCGCTGGTCGTGACGTTGACCTCGACGTACTTTTTGCCGCTGGTCGTTGCATCGGGATTGACCCAAAATGTAATGCTCGTGTTGCTGTCCGTCTTGCTGGCATTGTTGACGGTCAGCCCCGATTGCGCGGTGAGGCTGTAGGTGTCGATTGTCTCGCCGCTTTGCAGCGCGTCGGCTACGTCCGTATCGCTGCCGTTGGTCGTGGCGCGGAAATCGGCTGTGTAGTCGAGATATTCGTCTGGGTCAATCAAAAAGGGTTTGTCTTGCGTGCCCTTTTGGACCGGATGTGCGGTGGTGGTCATGCGTCACCTTAGGCCGGGTCAGGGATGCCAATGTCGAATTCGGTCAACGTAAACGTGTTCCCGCTGGTCACAGCCTGCGGACTGGACAGCGCGCCGGTCGCCAGTAGCCGACTGTTGCCGGTGTCCGTGATGGCGTAATGCGTGGCCGTATCGGTACCCGTCACGCTGCCATCGCTAATGGCGGACACCGTGACCTCACGCCCACCCGCCCCGCGGTCGCCAGGTGCGCCGATGGTTGGTGACGTTTTATTACCGAGCGTGTAGGTGCTGGTGGCCTCGGTGTACGTGGTCGGCTCCTGGCTGCAAATATCCAAACGGTCGGCCTCCGTGTCGAGCACGGTCAGGCCATTGTCATATACTCGGTCTGCGAGTGTTGCCATTTCTCATTACTCCACAAAAAAAGTGCGGTTTTCACCGCGCACGGGATAGGTGCGATTTTCGCCTGCAACAATGAAAGTGCGTAAAAACGACACGATTCCGAAGACCGGGCTACCCAGAGTCGGCGCACCGGTCGTGATGTCCGCAGTAATCAAGGCGTGTATCTGCCCTATCGCAGAAGCCGCCATCGTTGGTGCGCCGGTCGTGATACCCGTTGCGGTCAGGACGTGCGTCTGTCCGATGGTCGGCGTATCCAGTACCGGCGCACCCGCCGTGATGTCCGCAGCGGTAAGGCCATGCGTTTGTGCAATGGTCGGCGTGCCCAACGTCGGCGCGCCGGTGACAATGCTATCCACCGTCAACGCATCGGCCAGGCTCGGCGTATCCAGTACCGGCGCGCCGGTCGTGATGGCGTCGGCGGTCAATACGTGCGCCTGCCCTATCGTCGGGCTGTCTACCGTGGGCACGCCGGTCGCAACATCCGCCACCGTGAGCGCGTGCGCCTGTCCAAGCGTGGGACTGTCCACCGTCGGTGCGCCGGTCGTGATGGCGCCCGCCGTAATTGCGTGCGTCTGCGCAATGCTCGGCGTGCCCAACGTTGGCGTCCCGGTGGTGATGCCGTCGGCTTCCAGCGCGTCGCCCGATGCAGGCTGCAACACAAAGATAGGGCGTGCGCCCCAGGTAACAGGCGGCCCGGCTTCGTCGGTCAGCGTGCCGTCAACGGTCCAGTTGTAGCCATTCGGCCCAAAATCCACGGCATGGTAATCAGGCCAACAGCTATACCACGAGTGCAGATTGGTGTAGCGCTGCGGGCGAATGGTGCCCATTTCGCTCGTCATTTCGGCCACGGACAATGCACCCTGCCACAATTTGATTGCGCCGATACGACCGGCAGAGGTGCTAAATGGCTGGGCGTTGCCGCTGAGATGTGCGCCGACCTCGTGGCGGGTGCTGGCGAGGCGACTGGTTACGTCTGTGGTGTGCGTTCCCGTCGCACCGGCCATCGGGCTGCCGGGCTGTGCGAGGTGTAGCGACAAATTGGTGACTGAGTTGCGCACCATCGCGACCCAGTACCACGTGTTGACCGACACAATGCCCGATGTGGCGTGCGATGTAGCGCCCCCGCCATTGTTGATGGACATCGCAATCCTGAGGCCGGAACTGTCGAGCACACTGAGGTACTCAAAATTGGCGGTGCCAGAGTCGCGATTTATCGAGAAAAATGTAGCAAATACGAATGACCCCGGATTTGACGCAAAGCGCATCAACACCATTACGGTATAGGCGCTGTTCATGTTGATGACGTTGGACGTGCGAACAAGCCCGTCTGTGCTGGCGTCAAACCGTATCGCCATTACGCACTATCCCGGAATTCAACGGCGAATACGTAGCAGTCGCCGGTGGCCGTGTCTGAGCCGCTGTCGGCGTCGCGATTCAGCCGGAACCGCACATAGTCGCCCGCGGCCATGCTGTCTGCATTGGTCAGTGTGACCGTGATAGCCTCCAGATAGCCCGCGGTGGCCGGAACACTGCCGCTGTTGCTGTTGGCGGTGTCAAATGACGTGGTGGCGTCGGTGTCGGTGGTGTCGCCGGGCGTAATGGCCTCGACTGCCCCCTGGAATACGACCGCGTTGCTGGTGGCGCTTGCCATCGCGTAATAGATAATCAAATACATCGTGCCCGAAATGCCCTGCGGCGCAATCGTGGTCCAATAGCACGTCTCGTCGGTGGTCGCGTCGAACGCCAGCACCGGGCGGCCATTGCTCATGCGCAATTCAGGGAAGTTGGTAGACGGAAATTCCGCCGAGAATGGCGTGAATACAAATCGTGATGCCATGACTACATCCCCGTCACGAACTCAACCAGCGCGTTCCAAAATGCCACCCACTCGGCCGACCACGCAACGCCCAGCGCGGCGGCAATCGCCACGAGCAAGAGTCCAACCACGGTCCAAAAACCGGGCTGCTTTGACATGCTCTTCAACCAGTCGGGCATGGTGGTTATCCTCCAAAAAAAATACGGTACGCGATAACTGCCAACAGTATCGTATTGAATGCGGTGCCCAGGCTTCCCCACCGAAACCAGCGAAGCAGCCCGATTTGCTGCGATGCGGCATCGCCATAAATGGCGTAGCTCAACCGCTCTACAACGCGCTCCAGCCGCGAGAGCATCTCTTGCCTTACCTGGCTGGTCTGCTCCATGCGGTCCATTTGTGCCTCTAGCCGAGCCAGTCGTGCATCTAATTGTGAATCGCTCACGCCAGTCCCACCCATCCCAGACCGATTTGCCCAGAATCTATATGCGTTGGCCCCATCCGGGGCAGCCTTCGCCAATGCCTGACGCACATTCCCCGTCGTTGCTAGCGCCTGCGCGAACAGTCGCGCCGTGCGCCATGCGGTCGCATCCAGTATCCGCGAACTAGTGGCAATGACGTCAGCGATGGTCGTGGCGCGAATTGTATCCACCAGAGATGCAGACTCGCACGAGTTGAGGAATATCCAGCGCGCACCAGAGGACGAAATATACTGCGACAATGCGTGCGCGTCTAGGCGTTCCCCGCCACTCAGCCACACGCCGGTCGTGTCGCCATGTGTCGCAAACCAAATGCCGTCAAATGGCCCATCGTCGATGGCGTCGATGATGTCTCGCTCTCGCACATCCCCTTGCACCAAGCGTCCATCAATAGCGTTGCGAAGCGAGGCCGCTTCGTCGGGAATATTCGGCAAATCCTCATGGAATGGCGCGACAATCAAAATATTCATCCGCTACCAATCAAAAAACCTCGACTCTCCCAGGGGGGTGGGTGGTCCCCTTAGTGGGTGTCGAGGTCAGTTGCCACAAATAAAAAACCCATGCAAAGGTCGGTCACCTTTTATTCGTGGCAACTGACCTCGGCATGGGTATATTGGGTTTTATTGTACACGAGTGCGCGCGGGGCGTCAACCTACGCTCTCGAAGCGCACACGTGTACGCAGTTGGTGCGTTAGCCTAACTAAATGGTGCTTTTGTTAGGTCATTCTCTCAGTCAAGCGCCAGGCTATGACTAAGACGCTCCGCACCTTGTTCGTCCTCGCAGATCCACCCGCTCCACACGTAGACGCGTTCCCCAGCGTCTACCATCAATCCGCGCGGCTCGGTTGTCAAACGCTCACCTGCGATGTACCAACCGTCCGGCATCTCATCAAGATCGTCGTTCGCCGTAATTGTTCTCATAATTCATCTCCGGCCGTCCATCGACTCGGATTCCATGAGTGCAATGGTGCGCTCCATCTCTTTGATGCGCTTGGCGGCTAACGCTAAAACCAAATCTGCATCGCGGTCAGGACGCGCCGGAATGCTCATGTAAAACTCCCGCAGAATTGCATCCCGGCCTTTGGAAACTGCGGTCGCAAGTTCGTCCAGCCGTGCGCAAAGAGTTTCATTGCTCACATCCATCGGTCACTCCTTCCGAGAATCGCCATTCTCATAAGTGATTTATATATTATCTATTTAATCAACCTATTCTGGATACTTCTCCAGAATAATCAGACCGCGAGCCTGCGTGCGGCCACACTCGCGCCAACCAGCGCACTTATAACAGTACCCTGGATTATCTGATTTTATGGCAAACGCATCTACATAGGTGTACAATCGTTCTCCCGGCCAACGTCTCCAAGCCAGCTGCTCAGCCTCCAAAATCAACTCACTACTTAACGCATCGGATTCGTTGCGAAATACTGCACAATTGACTCCCCGCTGGCCGCTTTTGTCAATGAATTTGCGCCACACAAAGAGCGCATCGCATTTGATTGTCATCAGCAACATTTTTTCGCCAGGTCCACAAATCAAAAATCGGTTGCGGTATCCGTGCTGCGAGCGCCGACCGTCCGCGTACTGGTAGCAGCTGTAGTGTCGGCGGTACAATGCCGCAGCTCGCGGATCTCCATCCTTTATCGGTAGCCAATGACAATCAAGCCAGTTCATAATTGGTACGTCCTCAGTAAATAAAGCGGCGTTTACTTAACCCAAATCCGGTGTTCGTCCGCAAAGTCGTACAGTCTATCCAGCAGGCGATTGGCGTAGTCTGTCGGACCAAGTACGTCGTCGCCGCGCGGAATATTGCGGAAATTTTTCGTGTCAAACAGCACGAATGCAGAGTGATTTCGCACCACATCAGCAATCGCATTCATGCTCTCCTGCACGCTTTCATGGTCCTCGTCCTCGGTGAACAGGTGCTTGATTTTGATTTTGCTATTCCATCGGTTCATGGTTCATCTCCGTTTCTCGGTTTCCGCCCATCCTGCCACCGCCCGAACATGTCGCAATGACTCCATTCGAGCGTCACGCCCAGCCGCCGCGCGAGTTTGACCAGTTCGTCGGCTTCGTCGCGCAGCAGCGGGCGGCTCAGTAGCTCGGTCAATCGTGCGGCGTCAGGCTGCGACGGCTTGCGTTTCGGCGGCATTGCGTCGCTTCTCCATGCCCTCTACCAATATCTGCATTTGGGCGGGCGTGAGTTCCTTGCTGCTGGTCTTCTCGCCCTTCGTCACGAAATCGACCAGACCAGACCGCTTTTCGTCCCACCCATCGCCGTACAATTCGGTACCAAGCGCGTGAAAGCGCTTGCGCAGCTTGTTGAATTTCCCGTCAGTCTCCGGCGCGGTGCCGGTATCCTGCGGGTGCAGGTCCGCGGCCTGGGTGGTCGTGGTGATGTCGGCGGGCTGGCGTTGCGGGGGTGTGCCGCCAGATAGCCATGCAATCACCGGATGCATAAACTCTGCATCGGGGCGATTGACCACCACACCCGTCAGCGCCGAGCAGCGCGTTTTCTCAACGGTGATTGTGTTCTGCACGTCCATCATACAGGCGATGTCGAATTCGTACTCTATACCCTCCCGCTGAATAGCACCCATTCCTACTTTCTTGGGTTGCGCCTTGCCGCGCTCATTCTGCTCGACCTCGTACTGCGTCTTAGCGCGCATGGTCGCAATGATGTGGATGGGGTTGGCGATGATAGCTTCGATGAAATCACGCTCCACGGCGTTGGCCTCTTTCCATTTACTGAAGTTACCACCCACAATGTCGAGGATGCCCCCCCGGCCATTCCAGGCGTGCGTGATACTATCGAGTATTACCACGTCATATCCAGCAGCGGCAGCGGCCTTAATCGCCTTGACATAGTTCGATGGGTGAAAATTGCTCATCTCTGCCACATCGAAGTCGAATAGGTCGGCGTATTTGCTGGCGCTGCCGTGCTCGGTATCCACCACGGCCACACCGCCACCACGGTTGAGCACAGAGGCGAAGGTCAGCGCCGTGTAGGTCTTGCCGCTGCCGGAAGGCCCGGCGATACTCATGCGTAGTTTTGATTCGTGCTTGATTGCCTTTTGAAACATCATTCACCGTCCTTTGTGGGGCGGCTCCTCACCGCCCCGTATCGTGTGCCCTACCCGTACCGCTCGGCGTATCCCACCGGCTCTAGTTCGTCGTCTTCCGTGCCCTCGACTAGAGGCAGAATCGTTCCTGCTCTCAGGTCGGCTAGGATGTCGGCCAGCCCTGCGGCGATGTCGTCTGCCGTCTGCACTGGACACTCGTTCTGTGGCAGGTGTGCGAACCATCCGGCCACCGTCGCCTCGTCCGGTCGTGGTAGCTGCCAGCCCATCGCCTGCTCTGCCTGCTGTCGGCGCTCTCGCATCAGCGCCACCTCTACCAAGTCAATGTCTATATCTCGCTCGTAAATGTCGTACATGGTATAATGCCTTTCGTCTAATGTGTTCTGTGCTTTTAGACACGGCCCGCCTCGGTGGTGACTCACCGGGCGGGCTTTTGTTTGTTGTTCGTCTCGGTCCTGCCCTATGTACTCCAGTATACCACAAAGTATATACCTTGTCAATACCCAAAATATACCAAAATGAAAACTCGCAGTATTGACCATTGACATACAGTATATACCTATGATATACTCTTTATTGACTTACGAAAACACGAGCAAGAAACGAGGGATGAAAATGCCAGAATGGAATTTGTACGTAAAACTCACTGACGAGGACAGGGAAGTAATTAAGAGACTAGAACGAATGTACGGGGCGAACATGAACCGCTCCGATATCGTGCGCGAGGCATTGCGCAGAATGTTAGACCAAAAACCATCGTTTACGCGGGTCATCGAACCCGACACACAGCCTGTCGCCGCCTTGCTCTAGCGAACCCAACAACGACAATAATTCGTAAGTCATCCTGACTAAACAGAATGTAAGGAATCTGTCACAACTAAACCTGTTTAGTCAGTAAGAATGAAGAAAAATGTGTGCTAGAATGGGGCAATTGCAATTGCTTTACCACTCAGCACCGCGAGCGGGGCGGCGTCCCAAAAGAAAAAGCGCCCACCCCGTAGGGTAGACGCCTCTCCGCTCGGCAACTCAATTTCGCAACTGAATACCGAGACGATTGTCACGTATTGACTGTTTGCATGGCTAGAGACCGCGCAGCCAATACGTCGAATGGCCGCAGGCGCGTTTTCGCGTCCTGTGGTATTCGCTTCATTGTAGCACAGTCCGGCCTACGTGCGAATGTATCGCAAATAGACCGGAGCCAACGAGCACCGGGGAATCCTTCGCCCGGTTCGTTGGATCTAGGCCCGTGCACGTATTTCAGAGTAGATGATAGCATATCCGCCTATTCCGGCAAAGTGCTTAATATTACAGGATGCTGACAATGCTCACGAATGGACAAATAGCCCGCATTTTCAGAGCCATGCGCGTGGGTCTGGCATTGACTCAACAAGACGTAGCCGAGGCATTCGGCGTAGACACCACCACTATCAGCCGGTGGGAGCGTGCCGGGATGCGCATACCGGCTGACGTGTACGTCAATGCGCCAGTTGTCATGCTGGCGCTCGCGGCGCAATCCCCTGATGACACGAGCGAGTAGTACCCATCGCAGCCGCGGTCATTGCATGTGCGGCCACCAGCTATCATGCCTATTATTACAATACACAAGGCAGGTGACGCGGTCGTGTTCCTGCGTCACTATTCGCCCGGCTCCGTGCGTCGCCACCAGCGCGACCACGGAGGAATTGTGTCAATGGATGGCACAATCGAACACACAGTCTATGACCCGACCGTTTATAGCGGAGGCGCTAATGGGGTTTGTGATAGCGTTTGTGATGGGTTTCGTGCTGGGCGGACTGGTGATGACGATTGTCCTGTCTGCGGTCATGTTGTCGAGTCAAATGAGCCAACAACACGATGATTGATTAGGAGCATGGGGAGAGGTTGCCGGGTTTTTGCAAGTTTCCTCCCGAACATCCCCGCTGACCTGGTTGGGCAACCCTTACAGGCCGGTAGCACCGACGCTGCGGTACTGAGGCGTCGTGTTGTGACCTCCTTTTGATTTGGGGTAGTGGGGTGCGTCCGCTCCTGTGGCGCACTCCGCCCGGCGTCATCGGCACTAGCCTGTTGGTGGCGCTGGGCGGACAGTCAGGCGGTTCAGGGGAGCGCCGCATAACTGACTGTCCCCTCTGGTTTCTCCTTCTTTGTGACGGGGTGCTGTTTTCATAGGCAGCACCCCACTCCACACGACCGCGTACGGTGCGCTTGTGTGGGCGGTCATGCGTGAGAGTATGGCCGCCTGGGGTAGGACAGGTTGAAGAATCGGGGCGGTGGAGACATCGCCCCGGATTTTCACGAGGTGAATCATGCCGAAACTGTACGGACTACCAGTCAGTGATCACGTGTATCAGCTCAACAAGCACAAAATTAAAGCATCCCCGCGCCGCTGCAACACCGCTGCAACGCCAGCGCAACGCAGCGAACATGACGAACAAGTCGAGCTGTTCGCGTGGGCAAAGCGCAACATGCACCGCTACCCCGCTCTGCGACTGCTACACGCCATCCCCAATGGCGGCCATCGCCACAAGGGCGTGGCCGCCAAACTGAAAGCCGAGGGCGTGCGGGCGGGTGTGCCCGACGTGTGTTTGCCTGTACCGCGTGGCCGGTACTGCGGCCTCTACATCGAGATGAAAGTAGGCCGCAACACGACCACCGACAAACAGGCGAAATGGTTGGAGCGCCTAGCGGATGCCGGGCACATGACCGCGGTCTGCTATAGCCACGTAGAGGCCAGCGAGACGATAGAGAGGTATCTGCACCTATGACAGCCGCCCAGGTCGTGCGCCAGTGGTACAAAGAAAATAGAGACAATGAGACGCATCCATTCACGATACCGGATGCGTCTCTGCGCGCGTTGGTGGCGGATGTGCGGTCGGCCTGCGCTTGTTCCATGGCCGACCGGGACGCGGAGCAATTAGCGCCGCCGACAAGCGAAGAGGAATCGTGACGCAACTAATACCGCCACGCCGCTGCGCACTGGCAGATGACTATTACGCAGCTTGGCGCAACTACGACCGCGCCAAGCTCGAGGAACGTCAGCGAGAGAACACCGGCACGAGTCGCGGCGTGCCGTTCCGGGTGAAACCATGACCGACCGCGCGCACAGTCGAGGAACTGCGCGAGTACCGGATACTGCACAATCCGCAGCGAAAGGAAGACACATGCAGGACGAACTACAGCAGCAACTAGACGACCCAGGGCGAACGCCCGAAGCGGCGACCGAAACCGCCATTGCGGTATACCTCGCCGCCGCCGCCGAAATCGACCGCTACAAGGCGATACAGCAGAAGGCCCGCGACCTGATAGGCGAAATCATGGTAGAGACGGGCAAGACGAAAATCCGCACGCAGATAGGGCAGGCGTATGTCACGAAGTCTGGCACATCCGTTCGCTACGATGCCAAAATGTTGGATGCACTAAAGGCAGTGGATAGCCACATTGACCGATTGATTACGCCCTATCGCCGGGAATCGGAGCGAGCGGGGACGTTGACGATTCGGGGCATGACGTTTAAGGAGCCGAAAGAGGAATGAGTCAATCAAATATCTTTAGTGCAATTCAGGGCATAAATCCCCGCGCAAAAATCAAGGGCGGTGCGCAGGCGGTAAAATCGGGCAAGGCCGCGGAAAGAGCTATCCGACAAATGCTAGACCCGTACGGATACGACGTAGAGTCCCAGGTGAGTTTAGCCAAAAACATCTACGGCCATACGTCGCGGGTTGATAACGCCGTCACCGCCCGTTCGTGGCCGGTTGGCGCTCGCGGAACAGCGACAATTGACGTTCGTCTAGCCCTTCGGCGCGCAGGTAGTCATAAATACGAAACAGCGTATCCAGGTCAACGCGCCGCGTCCGGTTCTCAGTGATATTGAATAGCGTGGTCCTGCTAATGCCAGCTGCCGCCGCGATATCCTGCTTTTCATAGTCGCGCTGCGTCGTGGCCTCTAGCTCTCGAATTAGTTGGTCAACGTTAAACTCAAATGTTTTTGGCATGGTAATCTCCTGTTAACGACATACGATCAGATGTACACAATATACACCACAATGCAGCAAAAATCAATACTCATGTTCAAAATGCTTGACATGACGCCGAACATGGTGTATACTTGTCTGTACACAGTGTTAACGATGTAGAACGCAGAAGGCCACCGGGATGGCTACCCGGTGGCAGAACATTCACAGCACCGGACGGATATACCGCACGTCAAACGCTCTGCAATTCAGGTGAGCGGCTGACCCCGACCTAGCCAGTCGGTCCGTCCAGTCAGCCGTTTACCTGAGCGGCAGAGTTTTTTTATTCAACAGGAGATGAACCATGCTGACCAACGATTTCCGCTGCTTCGCTGAACATCCCGACGACCCGAAGCAAACCTGCATTCTGCGCTGGCGACATTCGGGACCATGCCACTACGTGCATGACCGCGAAGTCGGAACGGTGTACTACGCAGGCAGTGAGCGCATAGCAGAAATTGACGCACAACAGGAGGCACAACAGGAGGTGCACCGTGCTAACCCTAGCGCAGTATGAAGACGGAATACGTGACGATTACTGCGCACGTCACGCCGTCACGAAAGCCGAGTACATGCGCGACCACTACGAGCAGCACATCGCGAAATTGGAGGCCGACCTCGAAGCGAAGGCACGCACGATTGAGGAGCTGAACGCCGTCATCGAAAAAATGAACGAACTGCACGATGCACCCGGCATACTCAGCGCAATTGCACGCGCTAACCTGCGCGACGAGTAGACCCACACACCACGCGGGCGCATCGGCGACGGTGCCCCTGCGTGGGCGTCCACACTGGTGGGCGCTGAGGGTATGAACGACAGGACTAGCAGCAAATGAGCACGTATAAAATAGCAATCAACACCATGAGCACCGGCAAGCTGCCGCAGGGCGACCCGCGTTGGGGAACGTTCAACGATCTATTCGAGAACATGGAACTCGACATAACGGAAATCGCCAATTACATCTACCTGGGCCACGCATACGCCGGTTGGTGCGACGGACGGCGCAACCTCGACAATTTCATACTGGCGCAACACATCGCCGTGGACCTCGACAGCGGCGACGAACGCAGCGATATCGAGGCATTGCGTGAGAACGAATTCGTGCGGGCCTATGGCGGCCTCATTCACACCACCCCCTCGCACACCGCCACCGCGCCACGGTGCCGCATTATCTTTTTCCTCGACCGGCCCATCACGACCGCCACCGCGATGGGCGCGGCCACCACATTTCTAATCGACCATTTCGGCAGCGACCAGAGCTGCAAGGATGCCAGCCGGTTTTTCTACGGCTCGCGGGATTGCGCCATCGCACTGCTGATGAACGAATTACCAGTGTCGCACCTGCGTACCTACTATCAGCGATGGCGAAAGACGCAGCCCACGCCGCGGTCAATTCCTACACGAAACGAGACGCCGTACCGAGCGCCACGGGATGCCGCCCCGAAAGACGAACTGGCAAAGGTGCAGCGGGCCTTGGAGCGTATCGACCCCTGGGCCATTGACTACGACCAGTGGGTGGCCGTGCTGGCTGCGCTACATGACGAACTAGGCGACGCCGCGCTGCCGCTGGCGGAACGATGGGCCAGCGGCAAGCCGGGCGAGATACAGCGCAAATGGAAGTCGTTCGGAAGCTATACCGGGAACAAAGCAGGGCTAGGCAAAATCTACCATTTGGCCGGAAAAGAGTAACATCACCATGAAACACAAGCCGTTCGACTCTCAGTCCGGTTATACCATGTTTGACAACTACATACTGGACGTGATCATGCCAGAGCTAAAACCAACACACTGGAAAGTGCTGTGTTTCATCCTGCGAAAGACTGTGGGCTGGCAGAAAGTCGAGGACGGCTTGTCGTATTCTCAGATAATGGAAGGCACCGGCATTGGGAACCGAACGACCGTAAGCGGTGCCATCAAAGCACTGACCAAAGCGGGCTACATTGAATGTATCCGCACTGAGGAGCAGAACAGTCCCAATCGATACCGTATCAATACAGACTATGAGGTAGAGATAGAGGGTAGTACAAAAATCGTACCACCTAGCGATGATGACGAAATAGGTAGTACAAAAAATGTACCGCAGGTAGTACAAAAATCGGACACACAAAAGAAAGGGAAAGAAACTATACAGGACGCTAGCGCGTCGGAAGGTTCGTTATCGGATAGATTCCACAACATGGTGCAGGAGTTAAAGGCGTCAAAAAACAAACCGGCGATACTGCGAGAGATATACATCATGTGCCACGGAGAGGAGGCCGCGCCTGATTATGGATACCTTGGCAAGGTGGCGCGACAGGTGGGCGGTGCCGGATATTTGGCGCAACGTATTTTCGAGCTAACAGCACGGCCCCCGACCGGCGACATCCTGGCGTATATCCTGGCTGAACACAAGGGGAAAAAGCAGCGCCAGAATTACAATGCCAGCCGCAACGGGGCGACGTCAGAAATTCAGTGGAGTGCAATTGTTGATTCGGATATTCCCGAATATATGCGAGAGGAACAAGAACATGATTGATATTTTTGAGAGCGATTTACGCCCAATGGATGTGTGGTACATCAAGGCGATGGATAAACTCGACCAGTGGGCTAATGGTGTGGTCGAGGGATTCAGCACCGGATTTAAAGCCCTGGATTGGTATCTGCGTCTGGTTGATGGGGAATTGACACTAATTGCCGCTCGACCATCACAGGGGAAAACGGCCCTGGCAATGCAGATTGTCGAAGACATGGCGCGGCAGTTGGAGAAAGAGCAGGAGCCGGGATGTGTAGCTGTGTTCTCTGCCGAAATGTCGGGGTGGTCGCTACAGCACCGCATGGCCTCGGCAATGTGCGGCGTAAACGTTCACAAATTGCGCATGGGTAAGGGTACAAACGCGGAGATTCACGCCATGCGCGATGCGCTAGCACGGTTGAAGACATTGCCTATTTGGATAGATGACAACAGCGGACCCACTACGGCGCAGATGTTGGAGCAGCTATCACGACTGAACGAAACCATGCCAGTGCGGGCGATGATGTTTGACTTTGTAGAGTTGGGCGGCGACAAGAATCCGCATGAGGAGCAACGTATATCAGCCATTGCGCAAAACCTGAAGGCGATTGCTAAGACACTAGATATTCCGGTTCTTGCATTGTCTCAGTTGAGCCGCAAGGTAGAGGACCGAGCCAACAAAATGCCTGGCCTTGCAGACTTACGGTACAGCGGCATGTTGGAGCAAATCTCCGATGTGGTGATGTTCCTCATGCGACCGGAATACTACGTCAAGCGGCAGATGTCGATTGCTGTGCCGGATGAAGACTTAGACGGCATCGCCTACGTGCAGGTAGCCAAAAACCGCAATGGGCCGGTGGGCGGTGTGCGCATGGCATTCATCGAGGAACGGGCGAAGTTCGCAGACCTAGAACGATTTGAGTTAGCAGTGGAATAACTTCGCATAGAAATTAACCGCGTCGCGGGGAGGTGAGTGATGGACAGCGACAGCCGGAAGCTTATGTCGAAGCGGGCCCCGGACACGGCTACGTGCAAATGGTGCGGCCACCAGTTTGCAGCCTCGGTGATGCCACTGCACGCACGGCGTTGCAACCCGCTGCGATTGCAACAGCGCCATGAGTGGGACGTGTGGATAGGGCAGGATAACGAAACGATGAGCAGAATTTTATTAGCGATGAAAGGACAGTAACCATGTACCAGCAAATTACACTGATTGGCAACCTGGGCAACGACCCGGAAATGCGGTACCTACCGAACGGTACGCCGGTGTGCAGTTTCAGTCTCGCAATCAATCGCAGTTGGACCAACAGCGACGGACAGAAGCAAGACAAAACGACGTGGTATCGTGTCACGTGCTGGCGCAAGCTAGCGGAAGTCTGCACACAGTATCTCGCAAAAGGTCGGCAGGTGATGGTGGTCGGTGACGACGTGGAGGCCCGCGCCTACACCGACCGTAGCGGAGAGAATCGCGCCAGTCTCGAAGTGACGGCGCGCGAGGTGAAGTTCCTGGGCGGGCGCAATGACACCGGCAACGGCTACAACGCCGACCCGACGGAGGGCGAGACGACGGATGACACGGCAGAAATTCCGTTCTAGAGGCAACCTTGAAGAGTATCGATTTCAGTCGAGTAGACGCCCCGAAAATGGGCGAAAATGGGCCAACTTGAAGAGTGTTGATTCTAGGCCCCAACGCAAACCGCCCGCCGGTGCAATGGACATCGGCGGGCGGGAGGGTGGATGTTGAGATGTGCTTGGAACACAGAGAGGATTATACATGATGGCTATCAATGTGGTCAACGTCCGCACGCACAGCGGACCGGCTGAGTATATCGGGCGGCAGTGCTACGGCCAGCAGCGCAGCCCGCTCGCCAACCCGTACCGAATCGTCAACAGCGACCGAACGCATTGCCTGGAGAAATACCGGCAATGGCTGTGGATAGAGATACAAGACCGCGGCGCAACCTACGACGAACTAATGCGACTGGTCGAAATGCATCGGGCAGGCGAGACGGTCAACCTCGCCTGCTGGTGCGCGCCGCAATCGTGCCACGGCGACGTGGTGAAGTCGGCCATAGAATGGATGGTGCAAAATGACTGACTATCGAGCAATCGGCTTCGACCTGTGTCACGTCGTGCGCGCCGCTCTCTGCCAGCGGGACGCAGCCCGCCAACGAGAGGCGGACGAACGCGACCGAGCCCGGCGTACAGAGATGGTCATGATACGCATGGATGCCGCATTGGAGCAGCTCATGACGCGAGACGAATACTCCGCCTTTTGGAGCGACGTGTACCGGCAAATTGGTGGCCGGACGCAGATTGTGGTCGAAAAGTGCAGCACCGGGATAGAGGAGATTATACATGATGTCTAGTGGATTTAGCGAGAACAGTTTGAAGGTCATGGCACGGCGCTACCTGCGCAAGGATGAGCAGGGCGCGGCGATTGAAACGCCCGCCGAATTGTTCCAGCGGGTGGCCGAACATGTCGCACAGGTGGAGGCGGAATATGACGAAGACGTAACGAAAGCAGCAGATACATTCTATTCGCTCATGGCGGAACGCCGGTTCTTTCCCAACAGCCCCACCTTCACCGGGGCCGGTACGCCGCTGGGCCAGTTGGCGGCCTGTTTCGTCTTGCCGCTTGCCGATGACCTGGGCAAAGAAGATGACGGGCTATTGAGCACGCTGCGCAATGCTGGACTCATTCAGCAGACAGGCGGCGGCAACGGTTTCAGCTTTAGCCGCCTTCGGCCACGGGGCGACATTGTGAAGGCATCCAACGGTAAGGCCAGCGGGCCGGTCTCATTCCTGCGCGGCTTTGATGGAATTTTCGGGGAGGTATTGCAGGGCGGCGTCCGGCGTGGGGCCAACATGGCCGTGCTCCGTGTGGACCATCCCGACATCGAGGAATTCATTGAGTGCAAGGCGCAGGAAGGCGCCATCTCTAACTTCAACATCTCGGTGGCGCTAACCGACGAGTTTATGCACGCGGTGCAGAACGACGACGATTTCGAGTTGCGCAATCCGCGCGACAATTCGGTGTGGAAGACTGTGCGCGCCCGCGAGCTATTCGATAAAATCATCAAGTATGCGCACCACAACGGTGAGCCGGGCGCGCTCTTCATTGACGCCGCGAATCGCAGCAACCCGGTACCACATTTGTACGAACTAGAGGCAACCAATCCATGTGGTGAACAGTGGCTTGGTCCGTATGAAAATTGCTGTCTTGGCTCTATCAACTTAGCGCAACACGTGACCAACAAAGGCCACGTGGATTGGGAGCTATTACGCCTCACGGTGCGAGAAGCAACGCACTTTCTTGATAATGTAGTGGATGCCAACGCCTATGTGCCCGCTGTGCCTCAACTCAAAGAGGCGGCCTATCGGGCGCGGCGCATCGGCTTGGGCATCATGGGACTGGGCGATATGATGTATCAGTTGGGCATTCGCTACGGCAGCGAAGAGGGGCAGGAATTCGCAGCGCAGATTGTGGAGTTTGTGCGCTTCCACTGCATGATGACTAGCATTGAGCTTGCATACAAACGCGGACCATTCCCGGCCATCGAGGGCAGTATTTACGATAGCAGTATGTTCAACCTTGCTGCACAGTCATGGCAACCACCGAAGCCATTGCAGCCATACGCGCGAGATTGGGGGCGGCCAGAAGTTGACTGGAACCTCGTTGTAGGTGGGATTGAGCAGGACGGCATCCGCAACGCAGCGCAAACTACCGTAGCGCCCACCGGCACCATCGCCGCGGTTTGCGGATGTGAGGGTTATGGCTGCGAACCGGTCTTTGCTCTGGGCTACGTGCGACACTTCGACGATGACGGCAAGGATGCCGAGCTGCATTACACGAGTCCGATTCTGGTGCAGCATCTCGCAGACTTATGCGAGGATGGCGTAATCAACGGTAGCGAAAGGTGGCACATTATCAAACAGGTAGAGCAGCATGGCAATTTAGGGCCATACCTGGACCGACCGTACCTGAATCATTTCGTTGTATCGTCTGACATTACGCCGGAAGAGCACATCCGAATGCAGGCGTCTATTCAGGCGTTTGTTGATAACAGTTTGAGCAAGACGTGCAACCTGCCCGAAGGGGCCACGGAGCAAGATGTGGCAGACGCCTACATGTTGGCGTGGGAGCTTGGCTGCAAGGGCCTGACCGTGTACGTCGCGGGCAGCCGGGAGAAAGTTGTGCTGGAAACCAGGGCGACTAAAGAGGCGAAGTCCGAAGCGCCGCAGACGCCACAGAAAAGGCAACGTCCCGACCGGGTCCATGGGGCCACCTATCGCAAAGATACACCGCTGGGCAAGGCCTACGTCACCGTAAACAGCAACGGCGACGGTCCGCAGAATCCGTTTGAAGTATTCCTCAACGTGGGGAAGGCGGGTAGCGAGGTGGCCGCCGTGAGCGAAGCACTGGGCCGCCTGATTAGTCTGATTCTGCGACTACCCTCCACCGTGTCAGCCAACGAGCGGGCGCGCTGGATTGTGGACGAGCTGACCGGCATCGGCGGCGGGCGGCCTCTGGGATTCGGCCCCAATCGTGTGCGCAGCCTGCCCGACGGCATCGCGCAGGTGCTCGCAGAACATCTGGGCAAAATGGTCACGGTGGCCACAGACGAACCGGCTGCTCTGTCCGGCCCGGCGGGCGACATCTGCCCCGACTGTGGCGAAGCCAGCGTCCTGAATACCGAAGGCTGCCGCAAGTGCCACCTATGCGGGTATAGCGAATGCTAGGGAGGTGACGAATGGATAGCGCAGAGTATCGAGGCCATGTATTGCGCACGTGGCGCAACGAACTACTGTGGGGGCATCAACTGGTCAATGGTGGCCTCGGGTTGTCTGGCGAAAGCGGCGAGGTGGCGGACCTAATCAAAAAATGCCAATTTCACGGCCAGCCACTAGACGAAGACCAGATGCTCAAAGAACTTGGCGACGTGCGCTATTACCTCGAAATCGTGGCACACCTGTGCGGCCTGACTATGGATGAGATAGAGGCCGCCAACGTCGAGAAGCTGCGGCAACGCCACCCAAACGGATTCAGCCCGTCCTACCACAATGCTGCCCAGACCGAAAAACAGGGGGTGGACGGGGCGCAACCGGGCGACGGGTAGCCAGATACCATAAAACGCAGAGAGCGGCGTGCAGAGCGCCGCTTTTTGTTTCCATACGATTCCCATACGATGCCATTTTACCTATTGACATGTATCCTAAATAATGATACAATGTGCATATAGCAGAGATACACTAGTAGGCAGGAGATACAAAATGGCAGTCGATAGAAAAAAGAGAAACCAGGGGATGAACTGGATACGACGCGAAAAGCGACTCGCCATTTACATACGTGACGGACTCGCCTGCTGCTATTGCGGCGAGGGCGTCGAAGACGGAGCTAAGCTCACGCTCGACCACCTCACGCCACACAGCCACGGCGGAAGCAACAGGCAGACGAACTTGGTTACATGCTGCCATCGCTGCAACAGCAGCCGCGGCAATCGTGACTACCGAGAGTTTGCCGATGCCGTCGCAGCGTATCTCAATCATGGCGTCAAAGCCGAGGACATCATCAGCCACATCGAAGAGACCAGCCAGCGCCAGTTGGACGTGGCGGGCGCAAAAGAAATCATCGCCCGCCGCGGTGGATTTACACAGGCGTTATATCGTTAATTTCACACAGGAGCCACCACATGACCACCACAACACAAGTAAAGATCGAAACCGTTAACGTAATTCCCGAACTGGACCCGTATCACCGTGATACACAAGGATGTAGCTACACTGAGTTAGCTATTGACCCGGCCTACCGCAAAGTGTGGGTCACTCAGGAATACCGCTCGGGTTCCACGCCTGAAGCCGAATGGCATAACCGGATACTCACGGCGCAACTGGAGCCTGTACCCGATGGCGACGCCCTGCGCGAATTCCTATCATCCGCAGATGGGCAGGAATATCTGGCCCGCATCTGCGACGGACACGAAATCGAGTGGGACGGCAGCAACAACGTGGGCAAGCAGAACGTTGATTCCAATGTAGCCATGCGCGATTTGATGAATAGAATCGCCGACCTCCCCGAAAGCGAATGGGAATTCTGGGCGGCGGACGAGTGGCTATATGTCGGGGCCGAGCAGGAAATCACCTCCACCACGACCGACGAGCAGCTACAGACGTTAGCTCAAGTGTATGAGAATCTGGCGAAATATGAGCACGTTGTTCTGCACGCTGATGCTATCGAGTACCTGACCGAGTACCGGGATAGACTGCGAATCGAGGAAGCCGTTGGCATACTTGACGCACTGAAACTCATTATCGCCCGTAGCCGCACCGCCGCGGGCGATGCGGCACAGACCATCCGGGCGATGCAGGCCAAGTCGCCCATCGCGCAGCAACGCTACCTGCGCACTGCCGAGATAGCGCTGTACGACCCCAGCGCCGATTTCACCGACGATGAGAGAGCACTGATTAGCTCCTACATCGGTGAGGTCGGTGAGGACACCGACACGAGAGAACGCTCGCTCCGCATCCGTGTTACGGAAGACGAAAAAAGCCATATTGAGAGCATGGCGAAAATGGAGAATAAAACAGTCACGGACTACATCCGGTCTCGCATCGGATTGTAGTCCGTGACCATCCACCAGCCCGGCCATTGCGCCGGGCTTTTTGTTGCCTTAAAATATCGCGCTGCAAGTTGACAGCGCTCCGCAACGGGTGTATAGTGTACGAAATGGGTACCAAACGGGAACCGAGCAGCGAGGGAATAATGAGCGAAACCCGCGTGAACGTGCGAGTAAACGATTTTGACCTGGAGACGCTGGACGATGTAGGAGCCAGCGTCTTCACCGAGGCCGCGGGCAACCGCTCGGAGATTGCCCGGCGCATCTGGACAGACTGGCGGCGGCAGCGAGACGAGGAAGGCGGCAAGTCTGCGAAAGCACGCCGCCATCTAGATGCAGTACACCAGGATATACTTGCAACGCGGGTTACTGTCGAGCAAATGGCCGCCCGCCTTGCAGCTATCGAAGCAAACTTGACCGACGCACTGAGAACGACGATGACGACCACAAACGGATAACCAGAGTAGGCGAGCCGGGGACGTGCTACGAACACATCCCCGACCCTAACCAAACATCGGTGACTGTACCACCGATGCCCGGCTATCCGCCATCATAGCGGACAGTCTGAGCATCACGCAAGCCACGTCACCATTGACGTGGCTTTTTTGATTGGAGACTCTACGATGAGCAGACGAGACAGACTACACAAAGCAGCACGATTGACCGAGCCAACCCGCTCGCCGCAGCAGAAAGACGCGCGGGCGGACCAACTGACCGAGAAAATCCTAGGCGGCGATGAACAGCAGTTAATGACTGACGACGAAAAGCGGCTGATGGCGGAAACGCATTTCGATACGCTACTCGCCAACGGTGAAATTGACGGAGTATTCGGATAGGGAGACAGACAGTCATGGCAGAAAAAATCATTTTCACCTGCGGCGTATTCGCCATCCTGGGTATGACTCTACTAGAGGTAGAGACGTACCACTATAACAAGCTGCCCTGGCTGTCTGGTCTGGTTATGGTGGCCTGGGGGCTGGCGTGGGTGGTATTCCTACGCCACCGGCCCCCGGCCCCGACTCCGGTTGTGCGCTCGTCTGCCAACGTGCCAGTTCGTCGCATCGAAGCGCAGCCACCCGCGCCCGATCCATTGCCAGTGGCACAGTCGCGCCAGCTATCGCCTCGCCAACAATTTGAGGCGGAGGCCATGCGCATCATTGCGGAGACATGGCGGGAAGTCGTGTCGAAAGCCTATCGCATCACGGACGGGCGCTTCGACCTAAAGCCGGGCAAGCCGGTGTGGTACTCGTCAACGCTCAAAATTCCATTGTACCTGACTGGCGGTCTGTGCCTTCCGGTGCATGAGAAAATAGCAGCCGAGCTATTCAAACCGGCGCTCTCCGACCATCTGGTGGGCATGGCACCTAATGAAGCGATGAAAGCCAAGGCAAGACAGACCGCGGTCACAGTGGATGACGGTATCATCAACGTGCGTGTACGATTGCCGGTTGAGCCGCCGAGTACCAACATTCTACGCCCACATGTACAGCGTCTATTTAAGCCGGGTGTACCATTGACGCACCACGACCGGGAGGATGCCGACATCTACGCGCTCGCGGGTATAGATATCGAGGATAATCCTATTTACATTGATTTTGCACACACGGGCGTTGTGACCATCATTGGTGGCCAACGCAGTGGAAAAACCGGGCTAGGCTTAGGTGTCGGGGCCAGCATCATGGGCGCGAATCCGCCCGACCGTGTGGAGTTCTACGTGGCAGCGGCACGCCCGAAGCACTGGGGGGCATTCGTTCGGGCGCCGCAATGCCGAGAACATGTATTCAACGACGCCAATGGCATTGCCGACATGCTCGAACGCGTATGGGCTGATACGGTAGACGGTACAGCCGAAGATGCACCTGGCACGCACGCAAGCCGAATTGTATACGTTGACGATCTGTCACGACTCACCAACCAAGACGGATGGAAGCGAGCGGCTAAGCTCGTGGCTGACCTAGCCGTGGCCGGTGCAGGCGGCCAAACCTATCTCATAATCATCACGCACCGACCCACCATGGATGGCGGCATGGGGCCATTGGGTACAACCATCATGGCAAGCGCCAACTGTCGCATTGTCACCAACACAGGCGGCGGACTCGGAGAATACGCCCGCTCCCTCGGACTCGACACGCACGAGGCGAAAGCACTAGCCATCCCGCGCGAGCGCAAAGAATCCATTATCACCACGTTCGGAACGAACCCAAAACTACTCACTAACGTATGGGCAAAGCCCGAACATGTAACAGAAATTGCAGGAACAAAAACCACGAATCAACCGACAGGTGTAAACAGACACGAACACAATAGTAGGGGCGGACCTACACCAGCGGCGCAGACTACACCACAGGAGAGAAACGACTACACCGCCGCCTACACCAACGGCAACGGGTACACCGAAAGTGTAGACGCCTCTACACGCCACATACCAGACGATTTGCGGCGGCAGGTGATAGCACGCGACAAAAATATTTGCGCCTACTGCAACGGGGAAGGAAACGGCACAGACCCCACCGGGCAAGCGTGGCATATCGACCACGTGCAGCCGTGGTCAAAGGGTGGAGCCACCGCGCTTGACAATCTGGTGCAGGCGTGCGCCCGCTGCAACCAACGCAAAGGTGCAATGGGGGATGTGGCGTTCCTGGTGTCGCAGCTAATGGAGCTAGATGGGCGGGTGCCTATCATCCCGAAAGTTGGCGGCCAGTATGCGCCGGATGCCTGGGCCAAAATGCGCATCTATGCAGCGCATCGATTTTTCCGAATGGCTCCAACCACCATTGCGGAAATCGCACTCGGCAACAAGGGCAGCCACCAGAAAAAGACGATTGAGCGGTACATTGACGAGGGGGGCGCCCTCTATAACCACGTATTAGGCAAAATAAACCAAACGGAAGGCGGTGACTGATGGCAGGTGGAATACTGACAGGACCAAGCCGAGACAACGACGGCGTAGAGAATATCATGGGCTATGGCGACGTGCCGGTCGGTATCAGCCGGGAATCGTATCCGGACAACCGACCGGCCACAATGGCATCCCACACCGGCGCGTCATTCTGGGATTTTCTACTGGGTATCGGGCTGTTATTTTTCAATCGGTTTGCAATTGAAAAAGACCTGGAAAAAACAGCCATGATTGAGCGCACGAACCTGGAGAAGATTTACACGCGCGGCAAGGTAGACCTAGAACTTGCCGCCACCCGCCTGAGCGAAACCCGTATACTAGCCGAGGCGGGCGCTCGGAAGCTAGGCGACACGAGCATACACGACGTACCGAATCGCGCGTGGCAGGTGGGCGAGACAACCGACCAGGAACGCCCGCCCACAGTCAGCATGGACTCGGTACACGGGCGCAACGGAGCGCGGTCAATCTACGACATTCCGCTCAACGGCCACAATAACGGATGGGAGCCGGAAGAATGACCACGATAATCTATGAGCTACATGCGGACGGCGTTTATTACGTCGGCAAGACCGACCGCAAGCCCGGCGAGCCGGTCGATTACGTAGTGCAGCGCCGATTGCAGCAACATTGGTTGCGCCGCTGGAACGGGCACACGCCTAAACAAAACTGGCTGCAATCCCTGCGTCATCCGCCCGCTGTGCGCGTCATTGATGAAGTGCCCGACATTCTGGCAGATACGGCGGAGCGGTGGCGCATACAGCATTACGCCAGCGTGGGCTACCGGCTGACGAACACGGTACACAACCCCTATCCCTACGACGTGGGACCGCAGAGACGGCAGCCGTGGCCGTGGGGCGAATGGACGATGACGGCGCTGCGCATCATCGGGCGGTGGATGTGGAGAGAACTGAGGAAAGCACTATGAAACGACTTACACTCGAACTGTCCGCACATATCATCATGGCCGTGTTCGCCATTGCCAGCATGATAAATGTTGGCGATTTCCTGGTCCACGCAGACCACAATCCCGGCGTGGCCTACGCGCTCGGTTTCGCCGTGGGGGGCGTGGTGATTGTGGTTTCGATTGCGTTGTCAAAGACGGACATACAGCGACACGGTTTCGTGTTCTGGCTGTTGCTGTGGAGTTCCATCGGCGCAGCACTGCTATCGGGTACGGTGCAGTTCCTCAACTACAATCGGCACATGCCGCGCGCGGTGGCTATCATCATGGGCTATGGGTTTCCGATATTCTGCGAGGCGCTACTTGCGGTATCGGTCAGCTACTACAGCGCGGCCATGCGGCGGACGAAAATCATTGAGGCGACCGACCGCACGCGGGACCGCATCGGCGAAGCGATGGCGGATGCACTGGATGACATTGACGTGAGCGAAGCGCGGGAATACGTGGAGCGGCGCGTCAAGGAAATTGTCAGCTTGCAAGTGCGTCATGTTATGGCGGAGATGCACAGCACGCTGTCCAACGATGAACAAAGCCGGGTGAACACTGAACAGACGAAACCTGTACAGGCTGACGCTGAACTGAGCGTCAAAACACGTTCTGACAGTAATAAACTGGACGAAATAAACGCCCAGCGTCAGACCGACGTTGAACAGCGCCGTCAGCGCATTGTACAAATCGTATTGAACAGAGGCGACCCCGGCGTTACACAGTTGGCGACCGAGTTGGGTGTCAGTCGCGGAACGGTGTACAACGACCTGACGGCGCTCGAATCGGAAGGCACCATCCACCGCAACGGGAACGGCGTGGAGGTGCTAGGCTAATGCACCGGCGTTCCACCAATACACCCGTCCATCGTGGCGGGTTTTTTGTTGCTTATGGCGCGGTCACGACCACCCAATAATGCCCGTACTCGCTGCCCTCCACGTACACATACCCCACACCCACGTATATCTGAGCCGCGAAAAAATCATCCTCCGCGAGCAAATGCGCCCGGTGCGCGTCTGAGTCCATCCACGCATCCCATGCCGCCTGCGCGGTGGCATATCCCCCGGCGATGCTCTCTATGTTGTTGGCATCGCGCGGGTAGGGCAGCGCATATCCCGCGTCTATCACCCGCCCGTTGGCGTTGACCCCATCCGGGTTGATGTGGTCGAAATAGCCGCGTTCCGCCATGTCCGCGGCGTGGGCCTCCGCTACCTGCATCAATGTCCCGTGGACAATGAGCGTCGGTCTGCCCTGGTCCGGGTGGTCTTGCATGTGGCGGATTATCTCTGCCTCTGCGGGCGCGGGGCGGACTATCGGCGGCAGGGTGCCGCGTCCGGCATTGGGGCGGCCACCGTCTACCGGCAGCCAGGGGAAATAAACGCGAATAATAAATAGTGCCAGCACGCCACAGAATAGCAGAGCCTTCGTTCTCACCGCGCCCAGTCCGGTGGCGGGTTTTCTTTTGCGAATCGGCCCTCACTGCCGCGCGCATCAAAATGCGGCAGGTCTGCGAACCGCTGGCGCGCCGATGCAACACCGACCGAACGCACCCCGGCGGTATCCTGCGGCGCTTGCAGATTGAATTCCCCGAATAGCCGCGTCAGTGTGGCCCGGTTGTCTGTCGTGTCTGGCGCGGTGATGGCGTAGCAGTTGCCACCGGATACCGCAGCAAACAGCGTGACCTCGGCATCGGTTACGCCCTCGTCGCCCAGGAACTCGGCAAGCGCGTCCCTGGCGAGGTCGGGGCGTACGTTGGGCACTATGGCGTAGGTCGTTAGCATGGCATGGCCTCATGTATACTGGTCATTAAATTTCAAATTTGCGAAATCAACCGTGGTGTACGGGTCGGTCTTGCGGTAGCGTTCGGCGTTGGTGACTTCCAGATTCGTGGTGCGAATCCCGGCTCCGCTGACCTCTATCTGGCTCTTGATAATCAGCAGGTTGTCATCCACGCGAAACACGGAGCGGCCATCCTCTATCACATTAATCATGGTGCGCACGGTCTGCAATGGGCGCAATATCTGGTTGCAGTTTTGCAATTGCAACTGATAATACTCGGACTCCACGCCGTACCAGTCTAGCTCCGCAATAGCCCGCCCGTACATCATGCGACACAGCGACCGCCAAATCGCGTTGGAATAGCCGCCGGTGAAAAACGTGATCTTGATTTCCTGGTACTGGAACTGACGTTCGCGCAATCCCCAAATGGCTTTTGCCGAATCCTTCTCTAGCCAATTGTCCGTGCGGTTGTCGGTGTAGCCCGAATAGCGCGGGCTGGGCCAATAGTCGGGGTCGCCGCTACTCAGACCCATATTTACTTCGTTGACCGCCGGGATGAAGTAATCCTGGAAAATGCCATTGTACCAACCGCCGTAGGGATAGCCGCGGGTGAATAAATCCTTCGTCTCTTTGATGTATGAGTATTTCGAGATGAACGCTATATCATCATTCTGTGCGTGCCCCTGTGGCGGATGGTCGATACAGGTCACACCGCTGGCGCTGAAATTTGATGAAAATGTGATAGTCTTGGAACCGCTGAGATAGAAATGGGTTTTTGACCAGACCGCCATTTCCACCAACGCCTGCAAGACCGATTGCCCGCGAAAACGGAAAATCAAATTGTCGAATGGCGGCGATGGGTCGGCGGTGATGGTCCAACCGGCGGGCGCGTAGCTGGCAATGGATGAAATAGCCGTGGCGTGCGAGACGGTTGGCGGAGAGCCGGAACCACCGAGCGCCAGGAACAACACGGAACGGTCGCGCAGATAGCGCAATTCATCAAGACCCTTGACCCGTATCGTCATGCCGTCGCGCGTTGGCTCATACGCGATATTGTCACACACGCCGGACCCGACTTCGACGCGGCCAGTACCGGGGATGATGACGTAACAGCGCAGCAGGTTCTCGCTGTCGATGTACTGCGCGACGGGGTCGGCCAGGGGTATGCGCGTCTCAAACTCGCCCGCTTGGTCCATCGCGTATTCCTGTCGCCAGTAGATAGCGCTGGTGATTGGACCATTGCCGAGCTTGTTCCCGGATTCGTCTTCCACGTCGATGAAATACTGTAGGCGTCTCATTGGTATTGCGCCGCATATTGTAGGGTGTACGTTCCGGCCCCGCTGCCCAGGGTGATGACGAGCGTCTGCGACCCGGCGGGCAGGCGCAACCAATACACCTCGTCATGGGTACTGTCCAGTGCGAAATTGTCGTAATCGTCGCTGCTGCCTACTTTGGCCGTGTACGCGCCGGTGTCCACTATCCACGAGGTGCTACTACTCAGCGTATTCGATTTCTGAAACTTGCTCGTAATCGTCTCGCTGTTTTCGGTTTTCGTGTGGCTGACGGTAATGCTCGACATAGACGACGAGGCCGCCACGGTCAACACGGCGTCTAATACGTCCTCCTCGCCTGCAATGGTGAGGTTGATGTTAGCGCCGCTGCTGATGGCGGTCGGGCCGTGGGTCGTGTTGCCCGTCGCTCTCCAAAATGGCTCGTTTGTCCAGAACGTCATATTGATTTTGTTGACGATGCCGCGCTCGGTCGCTTTCGGCATAAATCCAACGTTCAGGCATCGACAAAACCGCTGCCGCGTGTTGCTCCCGTCCGTGTCCGTGCGCACCAAATACCCGGCCCGGCCTACTAGTTCCTTCAAGCTGCGAATGGTGGCAGCGGCGCTGTCCGGCGATACGGTTGCATCGACGTCAAATGTCTGTGTATGTTCGATGCACCGCCGCACGCCGAAATAGTCGATATAGCCGCCCAGCGTTTCGATGATGGGATTACGCGTGCGCGGCGTGCCCAGGTCGGCGGTCCAGTTGAGTTGTGGCAGGGTGACGCCTGCAAATTCGGTGAGACGAAACGCCATTAGTAAATCCCCAATCGGCGCTGTGCCTGTAAAATGCCCATCTGCACCTCACGTTCCACGTCGGTAAAGTTGCCCGGCATGTTGAACTGATTATTAAAAATGTACTGACCGCCTGCATAGGGGTAGTCAGAGAATCCGCCATCATCGGCGTACACCGGCCCGGCCATCGCCGCCTCCCGGCTCAGTATGGGCTGTGTCCCGAAAAACGTACCTACCAAATCACTGATAGGGCCAGCTGCCCAGCCTGGCAGAATCGCACCAACTAGCCCCTCAACAAGCTTGTCTCCCATCTGTTGCGCTTGCGGAAACTGACCGAGAATCGACCGGCTCATTTCGCCCGGCCCGGTCGGGTTGGCTTGCGCGATGCCGCCCAGCAATGAATTTGCCATGGCTAGCGTCCAACCCCCGCCCCCAAACACGCCGCCGGGATTCGCTACCACGTTGAGGCCCGGCCCCACGAACGTACCCCCGGCCAGTCCAGTAGTCCAGCCGCGGAAGGCAAACCCGATTGAGTCGCGCATCGCACTGACAACGCCCGGTGTCCCGGCAATCATCCCCATTGCAACACCGGCCATAATCGGCCCGCCGATTTCGCGCTCAGCGCGCTTGGATGGGCTAGCCACCTCCGCCGCTCGCTTGCCTGCGTCGATGGCGCTATTGACTGCGCTGCTCACCGAGTTTGCGAGAGACGGAGCACTCGACGCCACACCCTCAGCGCCGCCCGTCATCATGGCGGAGCCGATGCTCGCGCCGCCACTGCGGGCCACCCCGGCGGCATCGGATACCGCCGCGTTGAC